AGTTTATAATTTAATTCTAATACATCTTTATTATCCAATATCTTTTTCTTTAATTTTTCGTCATCCAATTCAGATACACTTTCCATTAAGGTATTCATATCCAAGTTTTCATTCTGTAAGAACAATAGTTTGTTGACTAATGTTTTAGGGCCTACTCCACGAACACCTGGTATATTATCTGATTTATCACCATCAAATATTCTATAAAATACTAAATTGTGAGATGGAACACCAAAGAGCTCTTTTACATCTTCCTTATATATCATCTTTTTCTTAGTTGGTTGATATACTGAAATTCTATCATCCACCAATTGTAAGAAATCTTTATCGGATGATACTATTAATACTTCTTTTTTAAAGATATGTCTTGCGGCATATGCCATTATATCATCTGCCTCAACATAGTCAATATAACATAAATCCAAAGGTAGTAACTCTAAATATTTAATCAATAATCCAAATTGCTTTCTCATTGATTCTTGTTGGTCTTCCAAATCCTCATATCCTACTAACCTATTCACTTTGGTTAGACCAGTCCTACCTTCTTTATATCCTTTATACATTTTCTTTCTACGATGTGAACCACCCTTACCATCAAAAACCACTAAAACACGAGTGGGTTTATTTTTTCTGATAAGAGCACCGAGGGATAACAGAAAACCTGTTACCCCTCCAACATGCTCCCCATCATCGTTTAACGTAGGTACTGCACCGAAAACACGAATAAACATATTCAACCCATCCACTACCATAACCTTATCATTAACATCACCTAGTTCTGTCTTTGATAAATTTTCAAACATTTTTTTATAATCACCCTTCATCTAATTCAGTTGAATCTATGTTTGCATTTTTTTCGGCATCTTTATATCCCAAAATATACGCATCACATATTTGTTTATACATTTGTTCCTTTACATCAGTCCTACGTTCTAATAGGTTTTCAAAATCTTTAGCTAGAAATTTAATTTCTTCACCTGATGATTCATCAACCCACGTGTACCATGCTCCTCCTTGCGTAAGTAATTTGTAAGTTTTCATTAAATTTAACCACGAACCATATCTGTCAATACCTCTATCAAAGTAAATATTGAAATCCACAGCACGTAATGGTGGGCCCATCCGATTTTTAATTACAGATACCCTAGTTTTAATTCCAACCACTTGGTCAATTCCACCAACCTTAGATTTTAGTTGCCCCATTTTTTTCATCCTCAATCTACAACTTGAATGGAATCCTAATGCTTTTCCACCCGATGTTGTATATGGGTCTCCAAATGATACACCCATTCTAACTCTAAGTTGGTTTGTAAATACTAACAAAATTCGTTCTCTACCAATAAGATTTGTAATCTTTCTCATTGCTTTTGAAATAATTATTGCTTTTTGTGTCGCGTAACCTGCTTGGTCATAATCGGCTGAAAGTTCTACCTTTGTTGTGGCTGCCGCTACTGAATCTACTACTATTGTTACTAATCTGTCTTTATCTGATTTTCTTACAGATTCTATTATAGAATCCATAGCATCAAATATATCTTCCACTGTTTCCATTGGAATGTATAGTAAATTTTTAGTATCAACACCTAACGCTTCTAAAAATTCTTTGTTTATTGCGTTTTCAGTATCAATATAAACAGCTAACCCACCTTTCTTTTGTGTATTAGCTAAAGTATGTGCTGCCAACAAAGATTTACCACTCGCCTCTAACCCAGTAACTTCTACAATTCTACCAACAGGAAATCCACCATCTGGTCTATTAGAGATAGCTAAGTCTAACATATCGTCTCCAGTAGACACCCACTCTGTTAAATCAGTGGGTGTCTGTTCGGAGCCATCCAGAAAGTAAGCTACCTTATTGCCTTTGAATTTCTTGTTTAAATTAGCGGCTAAAATAGCCGACAATTCATCACGATTTGTTTTGGACATAGATTAAAATGGTAGTTTATCTATTTCTGAATTAGTTGATGTAGCACTTTCATTGAATAATGAATCGAACGCATCTTTAACGTTTGTTACCGTTTCGGGTTTTGTGTTAGATTCTTCTGATGTAGGTTGTACTTCACCTTCCGTTTCTTCACCAACTTTACCCGTTTCTAACCAAGTTTCCAATAAAGCCTTTAATTCATCGTAAGAGTATTTTTTGAAAAGTCCGGGTAATTCAATTTGGTCTTTAGATTTTTCAAGTATATCCTTATCTTCACTAATAGGTGTCTGGTTAGGTTTCACTCTAATGTAAGTTTCAGGATAATTCTTACCCAATTCCTTGGCAGTTTTAAACTCAACTGTAATATCTCTACCACCAACTGGGTCTGTTAAATCACCATAATCTGGGTCTGTAAAGAATCCAAGTAGTTCTTGGTAAACAGTTTTACCAAATCCCCAAAATTTTACACCTTCAGATTCTTCACCTCTAACAATAACGGGAACATAAGTTCTCATTTTTGGAAATAAATCTTTTGATAAATTCCAATCATCCCTGTTACCAGTTCCTCGGAGTTGGTTGGCGAACTCTATAAGTGGGTCGGCTTCTCCAAAAGTTTTAGGTGATAAAAGATTCTTCCCACCAAATCCATAGTGAAAAAATAATTCAATAAACGGGTTTGAAGTGTTGTGAACATACGGGACGATTCTTACTTGTTGTTTGCCCGGTTTTGGTTTCCACAAATTGTCAGTTCGTGTTGTTTTGTTTTGTAGGCGGTTGAGCCTGTTTCTGATTGCTTCTAAGTCGATAGCCATGGTTAATCCAATTTTTAATTGTTAAGTAATATAATAGTTAAATATACGAAATATTTTTCAATTATCCAAATTTTTGTTATTATTTTTTATAATTTATTTTTTATTTTCAATTTATTTTTTATGCTACCATCTTCATATGTGGTAGATTCTATATAATTTCCAATAGGATGTTCAAGTGGTTGTCCTATTATATTATAATAATTTATTTTTTTAGGTTTTGGTGATTTATTTTTACCACGACAATATACTGTATTTGACATAGTTTCGTCAAATTTTAACCTATAGTAATTATCCGCGTGACGCGTGTAATGACGATAATTTAAATCTATTACGTGTGATTCATTTAACGTAGTCCAATCTGAATAACCATCATTACTCCATTGTAATTCCAAATCGGTTGAATCAGAAACGGATGCTACAAGTTCAACACCATTATTTAATGTATTGCATTTAAACTTATTTAATCCAATTGGAAGTATCGTAGTTTCACAATCTATATAAATATAATCAATATGGACATATCGTAAGAGAGTACTACCAACTAAACCCGTTATAAAATCAAAAGAAAATAATTGTGTTGTATTTGGAACATATACATACCATACACCGGTTGATGGTACAACCAAACCATTCCATACACCATCAAACCACCAAAATTGTAATTGGTCTGAATTTCTTATATTCATGTCCAATGCAAATTCAACATACATAGAATCACAACCATCATCTGAAAACATCGTTCCGTAGTTAGGGGATTCAAATGAATAGTATTGATTTGTCAAATAACTATTTGTACAATTAGGACATAGATACGTCACATGGGCACACATATCGGGTTGAGATGTTACGGCTACCCATTCGTTAGCTGCTCCGATTGATGTAAAATGGTCAAATATTGGATATTGTGCGGATACTACTCCAAAACAAAAAACGAATTGTAGAGTAATTATATAACTTTTTATAATTTGTGTTAATGTCACCTTATTCCTTAATTTAAATCTATAACTTTATCAATTTTTAACTTTCCCATATTAAACCATGCTGTAGATTCTACATCCCATCCCCATAAGTTATCATTGTATAATGCACTATTACTAATATGGACTGCATCGTATTTTTTACTAAGGGATTTCCAATCCAACCATTTATACTCTATACTACCATGCTTTACATCTCTTGGAAATTTTTCATATGCTTTTTCATAATCTCTATCACTTTTTATATGTAAGATTTTTCCACCCGTTGATTTTAAAAGTAAAGCTGATACCAATTTATCACCCCAGTCAAACCCATATTTAGCAAAATCAATCCAATCAGAACCTCTCGCATTATGTGTTGAAGTCCAAAACGCGCCTTTTGGTTTATTTATATGCTCCCAGGAACTGATTCTCAATTTGCCTTTGGGTATTTTAGTTAAATCTATTTGACCACCTTTTGGTGTAAATAATTGATTTTTAAACTCAAATAATAAATCTTTTAATTTAATCATTCATATTCCTTAATTTACATCTATTATTCTAAACAGTTTTGTTTTCATCACTTTATATCCATCATCATCGGT